TCTCTTGTGAAAGTTTTTCTTTCTTGTTCAATATAATTAATATCACCTGCACCAACATACATTTTATCGTCAGCAAAATTAATTACACCACATACGTGGTCTTTATCTACTTCTACCCAAGTATTAGTTAGTGTATTATATTTAAAAGCATGTTTAGCATATGTATCGGAAGACTTTTTAATTGTATAAACTGTATAAGACTTGTCAGATTCATAACCAATACCCCAAGTTGCAGTTGGGAATGATGTATATGCAGAAGATGAAATTGGTAAAATATCAATATCGATAGGTCTAGAAACATTTCTAGTTCCAGATTCTGTTACAGAAGCTACACCTTGACGAGTCCAGCCATAAATTACGTTATCTACAGAAGAAACGCTATCGGGAGCCACAAGAATACAGCTTGTATCAAATAGAGCTAAGTTAAAAGGAATAGCTTCACCTGAAATACGATATAGACCGTCTTCTTTAAACACGAAAAGACTATCTCTTAAAGGAAAGATACGAAGAATTGCTCTATCCTTTGCTCCCACTTCAAAATAATTTAATACAGGAACTGCTTCAGGTTGCTGATATTTAGAATAATATACTCGATTTGGCGAAGTTTCATTTGAAGAAGATTCTGCATCTGCAAAAGAAACTGCTCCACCCTTACTACCTAATACTGTAATAGTCGCATTTACACGAATCGTAGAAGGATCTACATATGTAATCTGTTGATAACCATCAATAGAAGGAGTAGAATCTGAACCACTAATAAAAATATAGTCAAGATTGGTTAACCCATGAGGAGTTGAAAACACTACAGTCATTGTAGAAGGTGAACCAACCGTAATTGAGCTAATTTCTAAGGTAGGTGAAATAGGAGGATTAAAAGACTCGCCAGTATTAGAGTTATTAGTAATTAAATAGAATGTATCAGTTGCTAAACTTCTAGCCTCAAAGATCATTTGACCAGGAACTTCTTGAGCGCCAGAAGTATAATAAACATAAACTACTTCAGAATCATTAAGATTTAATACGCGGGTTAATGATTGAGCAGTTTCTTGAACAGCGATTGCAGGAGAAACGTTATCTGAAAGAAGAATTTCTTTATTAGAAGCGTTTTCTCCCCGACCTTGTTGAGTTACAGAAATAGTAAATCCAGTTGTTCCATCTGTAGCATCTGTAGTGTAACCTGAAATTACACAAGTGACCGTTACAGTATTAGTAGAACTAGTAGCGTTAAACTCACTAGGAAGTTGGTTAAATGCATCTCTAGTTTTTTCTGCAATTTGATCTGCCGTATCACCAGAATCGGCTATAATAGCAACTAGCGTTTTGCCACCGGCAGAAGGAGCAGTTGCCGTACCAATTTTATACCAGAATCTATAAGAATGTTTATCTTGACCGCTGTAAGCATCAAAGTAATCAGCAGTGCCGGAATTATTTAAAGAAGCGCCATTAGTTGTTTGGATTTCAAAAATCTCTTGACGACCAACTACAAAAGTATAAGTATTAGATCCAGAAGTGGTAGAGACTGTTAATGTAGGAGTTATACTAGCATTATAGTCGTTAATCATATTCTCTACGCCTAAGAGAGAAAGATCTTTACGATGCCGAGTATGAGTGTTAGCGTAAAAAACACTATTCTTAAAAACGTTAATATCTTTCGCAAAAGGTGGAACGTCATTGGCTTGAAGTATCCCTTCTCCAGTAGAGGCGTTAGTATAAAGATTTGCTCCTCTAAAGTCATCTGGAACAATATCTTCTACAATAACTTGACCCGTAGTTAATTCTGCTGCCGTAGGAAAAGCTTCATAAACAAGTCCTAGTTCATCATTTGGGAATACATCGATAGAAAGAACTTGTGTTCCAGTAGCTTGAAATACTGCTGAACGATATATTTGAAAGAAGTAATTACTATTAACGTCTTGAGGAATTGTAATAGTTAGATTTACAGTTGAAGCTTTAGTTACATCGAGAATATCAATATATGTAGCAGAAACTGTATCATTAATTACGTCAGTAGGTTCTTGAATAAGAGCATCGATGATGTTTAAAATATAATCTTGAATTTCTACTAAATCAGCATCGGTAGCGGGAGTAGCTGGAGCTACTGGCTGAGTAATTGAACGATACGTATTAGAAACAATAGTAGCACCACCAGAAACAGTAACAACCCCAGAAGCACTAGTGTTAAAAGTTATCGTAGAAGAGGTAACAGAAGCAATAGTTTGTGCGCCGTCTAAAGTTCCAGTAGCAGGGCTAAACCCAGAAAGATAAATAGAATCACCAGATGTTACATATAGCGTGGGATCACCAGAAGCAAATGTAATAGTACAAATTCCAGAAGAGATAGTAGCAGAACCAATCTCTAAAGGAGCACCAGTTGGAGCACCGTCATTATCAGCATATAAAATATTATTATCTATTTTTGTAACAAGAGATAATAGATTAGTTCTCAAATCATCAGCAGAAGCATCAATTCCAACTTTTAGAGTATTTACATAATCTTGGTCATTAATCAATGAACCTAAACGACCAACATCATCTAAAGCCCCAAGAAGTTTCATATAATCTTGGATTAGAAGAGTTAAAAGAGAATTATAAACTTCAATACGCTGTGAAGGAGTTCCAAGAATAAGGTTTGTATTTTTATCCTTATAACCCCAAACTACTCGATATGCAACAGCAGAATCTTGTGATAGAAAGTCTGTCTGATCGCCATAAGAATAATTAACTTCCCCGGTTACGTCTACAGCTTTAACTGCGCCAGCATTTGTTACAAATCCAGAAGAAGTTGTAAAATCGGAAGCAGAAGCAGCAGAAATCTTTTTTATGCCTTCTGAAGAAGTAAAGTAGAGGTTACCATTAGATTCTACCGATTTAATTCTTAGTCCTGATTGAGCTTCAGAAACAGAACCAGAAAAATTTGAAAAGCTACCAGAACCATTATCAAATTGAAGAACTGAACCATAGTGACGAAGAATCCTTAACTTATAATTTAAAAGTTGTTTAGCTCTATCAGATTCTGAAGGCATTGCATCGCCATAGAGTTTAAATCCACGACGAGGCTCTACAACATTATCTCTGCTAATATTAATGTTTTTAGCAACAGTTAATGAACCATCTGGAGCTTCCAGTTGGTTGGGCATCGTGTTTAATCCCAAAGCTTTTAAATTAATGGTAGAAGCCACTTAGATTCTCCGGCGAACACCCATTCTAAGGAAAGAAAGAGGAGATTTACGTTGATTAATTTTAGTTGTAGACCCTTCAACTCGATCATCTACAAGAGCACCTTCTGCAACTTTAATATCATTAATTTTAGCTTGTGACATTTGAAGACCCATCATATCACCTTGAGCAGCTAGAATACGAGCGCATACTCTTTCGGCTAAACCATTATGAAGATCTGGTGGAATTTGAGGAATAATACATTCATATTGTTCACAAATATAATCACCAATTACAAAGTTAGAAGGGACAGAAGAAAAGAGAATTGAATCTGTAGAAACTGAACCAGAAGCCAATGTAATATCCTTAGCAAGAAGTTTATGACCTGGTTTAGTTTGTAGAAAATCTATTTTCAATCCCGCAACCATATGGGAAGGTAGATTATCTGTAAACTGAATACCAATTCTACTATCTACACTCATTCCAGAAGAATTAGAGCTAGTAAAATCTAGGTCTAGTTCACTATAACTTACTTTTACAACAACTGAACCTGCACTATCTGCAGTATAAGTTGCATCAGCATTGATTGAAGTTGCTAAATTTGCGGCTGTAGCGGTTGAACTTCCACCAATTTGAAACTCAAAAGCACCAGGAGAACCCGAAACGGCGGTAAAGGTTAAATCACCGATATCTAATGTATCACCTGCAACAATACTTGAGTTATTAATAGTTATATTCTTAAAGAAAGATTCGCTAATGGCGGCTCTTTCATTAGGAACTAGTTGATTTGGACGGATAAAATAACTAAAACGAAGGCTGCCAGTAGGAGAACTTACATTTTGAGGAGCAAGAACTATATCATTTCCTTCAAGATAATACTTTTGCATAAGGTTAATAGTAGCAGATTCTCTCTGCCAATAAGCCTTATCGTCGGGATTGATACGAGTCATTTCAAATAGATTACCGTTGGTATCTACATAAAAAACGTCCCGCAATTTCATTCCCATTGCACGTTCAGGAATAGCATATCTTTGAACATTAGCAATTAAAGTAACATCTTCAGAGAAAACAAAGAATTCTTCGTGGTACATGAGAATATCAGGCACCTGGGAAATCATTAATTCTTCATTAGAAAATGCTAAAATGTCTTCTTCAGAAAATGTACGTTGATTGATAGGTAAAGCAATCTTACGCTTTACAGCTTCAATCAATTCATTTGAAGTCATCCAGGGTCGAATACCCATGAACTACCTCCTTATGCCATTGGAGCTTGTTTTTTATCTTTTAGAGCTTGTAGATGAGCAATCATCTCATCGATTTCTTCAGGTGAAGCGTCGCCAGCAAGAACTTTTGCTTTGTGAGCGGGATCTTCACCCATTTCACTATCATGATCTAGATCAGCGCCCATATCTTCTTCGGCACCTTCCATGATCTTATCTGGATCATGTTCTACATCAGGAGCTTTATCTACAAGGCCAGCAGCCTTATCAAGACCCTCTTTCATACCTTCTTTTGAATCAGCAGCAACTTCTGCTTTCATTTTAGGTTGAATTTTATCACCAAGCATTGCACCGGCTTGACGAGAAAGTTCTTTCATAACTCCCATTTTAGCTTCTTTATCTAGTGGATCAAGGTCATCCTTTTTACCCACTTTTTTCATAAGTTTATCTTTTAGCTTCATTTTTTATCCTTTCAAAATATGTGATATTAACATCCCAAGACTTGCTAAAGCTTGCACAGCCATACATGCTTTAATAAATAATGGCAATTCTTTAAAAATCGTTTCTTTAACTATAATAGGTTTCTCAATCTCAATAACTTTTACTTCTTGAACTACAACTGGAATTTGAATTTCTTTATATTCAACTTCTTTAACTACGACAGGAACTTCTACTTTTTCTATTTCTTTTACAACGACAGGAACATTAACTTGATGAATTTCGGTTTGTTTGATAATTTCTGGAACATTTACAACTTGAACTTCAGTTTTTACAGTTTCTGGAAGATCTAATTGTAAATTATCCACTTTAACTTCTACACCATCAACAATTGAAACTCTCCAAGCGCTCTTTTCAGCATCAAACGAATTATTATCCATCTGATATTGATCTAAATTAGAGGGTTTGAAGAGTTTCAAGTTGCTCATATATTATACTGAGGTAGTTAGAGCACGGAATTTAATATCTGCTGAACTAAAACCAGAAATATTACCAATTGAAGCACGAACTTGACCTGCAGAAGTAATATCAAAACTTAGACCAGTAATGCTATCGCCAGTAAATGAACTGGTCATTTGCCAGTCAGAACCGCGCTGAATTGCCATTAAATCGTATACAGCAAACTGATCGGATGTTGCATCAACAAAGATTGAAAGCTGAATGCGAGCAGAACGAACTACAGCATTATTAAAGGCTAGACCGGTAATTGTTTGGTTAGAAGTATTGTTAGCAAGACCGCTAAAAGTAGTTTCACTAATATCACCGGCAGAAGCAGTTGCTACAGCAGATGTACTTAGATTACCGCTACTATCCATCATTACTGCTTGGGTTGAAGCAGGAAGAGAATCCATTAATGTTAGTGTAAAAGCATCAGTTCCACTAGCAGCTTGTACAGTTACACTGTTAGTACCGGCTCCTGGGTCTTCCATAACAAGGGAAGTGCCAAGATAAGCACTAGCAAATTTGAATGAACTAGAACCTAGGTTGAGAGTGCCGTCCGCATTTGGAACAATACTAGCTTGTGGCTCAATTGAAGAACCGTCTAAGCTAATTTTACCGCGTGCGCCACCTGCACTTGTACCGGTTTTAAATGTGATATCACCAGAATTACCAGTACCGGCAGTTTTATTACCAGTTTGGATATCTACGTTAGTAGTGGCAACAGAATCGGCAGAATTGTTATTACTAGTAAAAATTGAGAAGTTATCGCCAGCATTATCACCACCGCGTAGGTAAAGACCATTTAGAGTAGTTGCATCTGGACGGGTTACAGCATCAGAAGAAATAACGGCACGTAGTTGACCACGTTGTACACCGTTTCTATTCATGTTACTACGAGCTTGGTTAATAACGTTTACATAAAGGTTATTCCAGCCACCAGTGCTAGCAGCACCTAAATCGCGGGTATTATTACCATCTGGAATAAGATTAGCATTAATTGAAGTAGTACCAAGGTTATTAAGAGTGGTACTGGCTTTATTACCAAGCTGTGTTTGGATAGCAGAAGTTACACCAGATAGATAACCAAGTTCTGTAGAAGTAACAGAAGAAGGAGAAATTACACCAGAACCATCTGATTCGAGGGCTCTAGATGCAGTCAGAGAAGCAAGTTTACTAAGAGTAATAGCCGCCGCAGAAGCAATATTACTATCGGTAATTGTATCTGAAGCAATTTTAGCTCCTGTTACAGCAGCATTAGCAATAGTTGCTACTTTAGATTGTGAACCAGAAGCAGGACCGGCAGTTACATCGCCAGTGAGTTCATTAATAGCATTTACAGTTACAGCACCAGTTGAACCGTTTACAGAAGAAACTGCATCTGTAGTATCGGCTTTTTCCCAAACTAGAGAAGCATTAAGAATTGCATAATCACCCACAGCGAAAGTGATATTACCAGAGCCAAGATCTTGAGTACCGGCTACAGAAACGCGATATACATCACCTACAGAACCTGCGCCGTCAGCAAGAGTGGGAGTATTTGTACTAGCATCCCAAGTTCCTTGGTATTCCATAATAGAATTTGGAAGTTGTGATACTGGAACTTTACCGCTACCATCAAGTGATGCATAGCCATTAGCTTGACCTTTTTCGGAAGTAGATTGTTTATTACCAAGCTGAGTTTGGATGGCTGAAGTTACACCGCTTAAGTAACCTAGTTCAGTAGAAGTTACTGAAGAAGCACTAATTACACCAGAACCATCAGATTGAAGCGCTCTAGATGCAGTTAGAGAAGCTAATTTAGAAAGAGAAATTGCAGCAGATGCTGAAATTTGTCCATTAACAATTACACCAGTTTTGATGGTTAAACCAGTAGATTCATTTGCTTCTACATCACCAACTGCAGTAGTATCAACTGCAACTGAAACGTTTGAAGCATTCCCTACTATAATTTCGCCGTCATTGAGAGCAAGACCTAAAAGGGTTAAAGCTTGGTTTGGAACTTCTTGCCAACCCCCGTTAATGTATTGTTTTACAACATTACTAGCTGTATTATAATAAAGAACACCGTTTTCTATACCGGTTGGATCAGAAGCGAGTTGAGCAAGACGAATTGCATTACTAAACTTTAAGATATCAGACATATATTAACTCCATTGTTTAATAGAATATTTAAAATTACCGTTAAAACCACTAGAAGTTGTAGTATATTGCAATTGCACATTACCACCACTTACAGAAACACCAAAAACTACTCCAACGCTGCCTTGATCGACATATCCTGCATCTGCTATTGAAGCAGAAACAGCACTATTTGCAATCAAAAGTCTACCACAGCGATAGTTACCATTACGTTCAATGCTATAATCAATAAAAGTAAACTTATAAGAAGCTGCAGAATAAGTTAAAACTGTTCCAGAATTATTATCTAGTAAAGTATTTGGACCTTGAATATTATCTGCAGCAGATTTAATAATTGAATTAGCAATTTCTGCTCGTAGACCATCAGTTTCAATATTTAAATCTACTAATGAGTAACCACTATCTGCAGGTGTTGCAGATAATTTAACATCACCAGTGACATTCACTCCACCGCTAACAGAAAAGTCGATTGAGTTACTATCTGTAACTCCAGTTAAAGTTCCGCCACCACCGGAATTTCCAGTAAGATCAAAGAAGCCCGTCAAAGGGTTCCATTTTACACCCATTTATGAACCCTTCTTTCTAAGCGCTTTAGTTCCATAATTATCTGTCATTTTATGACAAGGTTTACATAGAGTTCTTACATTTGCGATTTCTAATCGTAATTCTGGATAATTACACCATTCTTTTATATGATCCATTTCTAATGAACCACCCGGTTTAAAGCAGATTTGACATGTAAAATTATCCCGATTAAAGCATTTACTTCTTAATTGTTTATATTCATCTCTACCCATTACAATATTTCGTTCTCTAACTTTTCCACCCTGCCAGTTATTAGCTTGTTCATTACGAAGATTAAGTTTAGCTAATCGTTGTTTTTCTCGAATTTCTTCATTAAAAAACCCAAATGCATTTACTACCTCCATTTGAATTTTATTTTTCTCATAAGAACGATCAGGTTTAAATTCTATACCCTTATTCCAAGAAGAAATACCTTTAGAAAATTGACCAGAATTGGGTTTATATTCGCGGCAATTCGCACAAACATTAGGAAATTTCTCTTTCATTATATTCCAAGCTTGGGCATAACTAATAGTTCTTTCACATTGGCAAGATTTACAAACAGCAATCCATTTAGATTCTCTCATTTTTTTTGAAGAATCAATTTGAATTAGCTGATTTTTAAAATCTTTCCAACCCATTATGCAATCCGCTCAGCCTGATTTACATTATCGTGACTAGAATTATCATAAGTAATACGGATGGTATATAGAAGAGTACTTCCATCATAGTATGAAAAATCATCTACAGTACCACTAACAGCAGTACGAACTACTTTATGACCTAATTTTCCGGCTAAAAATCCATTTACGGCTAAAGTTCCGTCTTTAGGATTATAAGCCTTTTGCATAATTTGGGTTTGATCATAATCTGAAAATGGTTTAGTTGTATCAGACATTATTTTTTCGAGGGCAGATTCTTAAATGCCATCGCTCCTTTATTATGAGAAGTATATTCTTTAGCTTTAGCTGGAGAAATTCCTTTTTTCTTAGCTTTTTTAGGATTATTCTCAAGCATTTTAAAAAACTTAAACTGTTTTTGGCTTACGGCAGGCATTACTTATCACCTTCAATAGTTTGACCTTTAGAACTGCCCCAACGGCGACCAAAATAAAGACCGCTAGCAGCACCAAACATCTCAAAAGCCATACTAGTAGTTTTAATTACTCCAGCCATTTCTAACCCCGAAGAAATAACACAAATAATAAACGAAACCATTAGAAGGGTTAAACTTACTGAATCATTGTTATCTTTAGGATCTTTAAACCACATATTAGTTACTTACTTTAGTAATTCTAAACCATTCATAGACCGTATTACTGCCACTAGGATCAGCATTAGTATGAGCACGAATTACATCACCAGCTACTAGATTTAAACTCATTGAAATACATTGTCCAAAGCCTGCAGCAGAAGTAGTAATTACTCCCATACGATCAGAAGCTGTTATAGATGTAATACCAGTTGTTAACTGTGAAGAATTTTTAGAAATACCCATAGCGCCACCAGTATTAAACTGATCACTATATGAAATATTATAAACTCCAGTTTCATTTATAGTAAAACTTGCGCCATTAGTGGATGAATCTGCATAAGTAATTGCAGAACCAGTATTAACTTGCGCAGTAGTAAATCTACGAATTCTTGTATTAGTTGAACCGTATCCATTTGCAGTTTGAAGATAAACTTCACTACGAGGAGCAGTTACAGTACCAGAACTTGTAGAAGTCCAACCTGAAATTGGAACACTAAATTCAAACTCAAAAATATGTCCAGAAGAAACAAGTTGTGAAGCATTATTTTTTACATAATCATTACCTGTTACTTGATATGCAAAAAATACACTATTAGTATCAGATCCATCAAAGAAAACTATACCAGCGCGATCGCCTGAGTAAATATTAGACGTACCAGTTTTTACAACCCATGTTCCAATAGCTCTTGCGGCTGAAGTTGCGCCACCAATTTTTGCTGAATCAAATGTATAACCAGAAATATCTATAGATGCAGTAGATGCAGATGCACTTCCGCCAGTAAATTGACCACGAACAAGCATTGTATCGCCAACTCGACGAGTAACAATCTTTGTATTAGTTGCAGCAAAGTTATTTACTGTAAAGATACCAGTGTTAACAGTCCAATCACCAAGAGAAAGAATTGGAGAAGTTCCACCAGCAGATGACCAACCTGAAATTGGAATACTAATTCCATCAATAGCAATTTCATCGTTTACGTTAATTACAGAAGATGCCGTTTGTTTAGAAACCCAATTTGCTGAGTTACCACTAAATACGTCATCATCGCCTAAAGTAATATATCCAACGTTAGATTCAATTAAAGCAGGACCACCATGAACACCAGCAGTTCCACCTGCATTGTTACGCATCCAATAACCGGTAGCTCTAATTGTAGGAACTTTAGTTGAATCAGAAACAATACTATTTGGAAGAGAAATTCTAGCTTCAGTAGCGGTAGTAGTACCAGAAGTAAACTTACCTTTAATTTCTACGCTATCACCGACTCGTCTCCACCAAAAACTTTGTGTTGAAACTGTACCAAATCCAGTAAAAGTTGGAGTATAAGAAGTCCAATCACTAACTACATAGTTTGAAGCAGGTTGCCAAACTAATCCAGTGGCTTGAGTTGAATCTGCAACAAGAGTATAACCATCAGTTCCAACTGGAAGACGAGCATTTGTATTAGTATAAGTATAAAGATCGCCTTTAGTAGTTAAAGGTGAAGCTGTTCCCGCAGGAGCCCACTTTAGACCGGTCGCTTGTGCTGAATCTGCAGTTAAAACGTAATCGTTTGTACCAATTCCAACTCGAACGTTGTTTGTACCATTATGTACAATTACATCACCTTTAGTAGTTGAAGGAGCTAAAGCATCGAATGCAGCAGAAGCACTAGTTTGACCAGTACCACCATTAGCAATTGGAAGAGTTCCAGTTACATCAGCAGAAAGAGAAACCGCGCCGAAAGAAGGGTCAGCACCAGTATTACCTTTTAGAACTTGTCCAGTAGAGCCAACTGCAGTTACAGCAACAGCAGAAGTTCCTTGACCAAGAACTACACCGTGGTTTGTAAGAGAAGTAGCTCCAGTACCGCCCTTAGAAACACCAAGAGTACCACCAATATTGTTAAGAGTGAGGTTAGCTTCAGCTACATCAACCGAGGGATTTCCAGCAGCACCATCACCGTTACTAATGGAGATTTTAGAAGAACCAGGAGTAAGGGTACGCTTAGTAAAAGTATCAGCAGCAGTTTCAACTACAAGACCAGCAGTAGCATCTAAACCAGCTAGAGCAGTAAGAGTGACATCGAGAGGTTGTTTATTATCTAATTGACCTTGAATTCCAGAAGTGACGCCATCTAAACGTTGAAATTCAGCATTAGAAACTGATCCATCGGCAATTTTAGATGCATCAATAGCTGCACCGGCCTTAATGTCGACGTTTTCAATGTTAGTAATTGTATTAGAATCCGCATCGATTGTTTTATTAGTAAGTGTAGCTGAATGGGCCTCAGTGACTACAGGAGATGCAGATGTACCATTATGATAATTCAGTTTACCTGAACTATCAAGAACTTCCATTTCTCCTTTTGTATCAATAGTAGTAGAAGAAACTGGAATTAAACCGAGTCCCTGGAGAAATTTCCTAATATTAACCATCTCTTACCTCTTCTTTTTAACTTTGTTCAATTGCTTTAGCGTAAAATCCAATTTTACCAGCATGTGAACTGCCTGCTAAAGCTGTAGTTGTAAATTGTACTTGGCCTGTATCAGTTACATTAAACTCGATAGAGGCACCTTTACCAGTTTTATTACCTTGAGTGACGGTCCATTTTAATCCAGTAGAGTTATTAGGATTATAAACTATAATAAGATCACCAGCTTCATCACCATTTGCACTATTAGTTGCTCTATAAACAGTATAATTTATAAAAGCAGCTCTAACATTGCTAGCTGGGAAAGAAAGAGCAGGAATGTCTACATTTGAAGCGCTATTATAAGCATCTATTGTCATAGATTGAGGCGCTACGTCATAAGTACCTGTAGCTATTGATAATTGTGCTGCCACAGCTTCGGCAAACTGAATAACAGATTCAGACCAGTTTGGTGATTCACCGGAGTCAGGAAAGCTTATAATAGTTGATCCAATAGTAATATCTGGCATTTTTTATCCTACTTATATAGTTGTTAAATTTTTCTATTTATTTGATTATTTTATTGGATTTTTTAATGTTTTCTAAAGCCCAAAGAGGCTGTAAATTAGTATAATGACATAGTTTATATAGTTCTTCTTCGGTAGTAGCAGAACTAAGAGGAATTATATGGTCTATGTGCCATTGACCTTGATTTTCCCAAGTCATTCCTTCTGTAAAAAGGGATTGAAAGTGTATTATTAATTCACCATAACTACAGCCTATATATTCAGAAAATTTAAATTTTTTAGTCCAACTTTTTCTATCTAAACAAGCTGTTAAACGGCGTCTTAAGTTTTTCTTACATTTAAAAAGAGGATCTGTTCTATATCTATTAATAGAATATTCAGTTTGTTTTTTACGATATTCTGGATTCTTTTTATATTCTGATTTTTTAGCACGACCTTTTTCACTATTTCTATATTTAATCTGGGCAGTTTGATCAGATTGTTGAACTAAACGATTACATTCTTTACATTCTCCACGATAATATTGTTTATCTTTATATTTAGCAGCAGGAGAAAATTCAGTTAATGGTTTTTCTATTTTACAAATTTTACATTGTTTCATACTATAGTTGTTAACTTTAACACAAAATCATACAAAAGAAAGTAAAATAATTAAAATAAAAAGGGCCAGGAATAACCCAGCCCTTTTAGATAGTTACATTATTTAAAAATTATCAAACTGAGTTGACAATTCCAGAAATTAATGTCGACCTTCCGGGCGCCATACAGAATAGGGCTTGGTCGGTGTAGAGACGAAGCTCGTAACCAGCAGAGTTTTCGAGATCGCGGAAGAACTCTTCACCCTGACCAGGACGCTTGAAGCTTACGTCTTGTGAACCTACGCGCATCCAGTCATCTTTGTTAAGAAGGAATGCATAACCTTCTTTAACGTAGATTGATGGATGAATTTCGATTTCGCCGTTTTGGCTATAGAAACGGATCGCCTTAGCGCCGTTCTCTAGCTTCTCTACAGAATAACTTTCGTCATTCCGCTTGAGAGCAGCTTGATCGTTCATCATGTTAGCCCAACCACGAGGGTTAACGAAGGCAAGAAGCTTACCATCTTGACCTTTTTCAACGCCACGAGCAGAAGCAAGAGTCATCTTGTTAAAGCTTAGTGCGGCTGAACTGGCAGAATATTCGTTACCTTTGAAGAGGTTATACTGACCAGCGTTGATGTTGAAAAGGGTGCTTGAGTTGGTTAGAATCTTGTGCACGCCAGGGAATTCGTTACCATAAGCGCCTTTGTGCCAAAGTACGTCGCCAGAAGCAAGAGTACCAGGGTTAGCGTCTAGGGTAATAGTACGAGCATCCATATCTACAGAGTTAACTTTAAATTCGCCCTTAGATGTAGCGCCAGTGCTATCACGAACTTCTACTGACATACCTTCAGCGCCGCCCCAGATACCAGGAGCCCATTCAGCAGTTTGAATGGTTACAACGGCACCAGCGTTAGAAGCTACTTTACCATAGCCCATTTGACCATAGAACATCTCGATTTCGAGCTTCTTGGTTACAGAACGGAGCATGTTGCTAACTAGATACTTGGTAGCATCCATGAAAGCTTGCTTCCCGCCCTGAGCGGCACGACTAGCAGCAGTGTAGCCAAGAACTGAACGAAGTACTAGGGGATAACCACGTACTTGAGCGTCCTTGATTACGCCAGCTACAGGAGCATTGAGGTTGAAGGCGTCTTCGTCTGAAGAGGCGAAGGTTACGCCGTGCTCAAGACCGAGGATTACAGGCTGGTGATAGAGGTTACCAGGCTGTTTATCTTTGGGCATGAACTTGATTTCGTTGAGGAGTTTAACCCCATCTGGGATTAGATCCTCAATTTTATCAGCATAATTCTCTTTGAACATCGCGTTCAAAGAGCCAGAAAAACTATTTGCAGCAGCCATTTATATATTCCTTTCTAAGTTATTAAAATTACTCAGCCACTACATACTTGACTACAAGGCAAGCATTTAGGTTAGCGGCGGATATGTCTACACCTGAATCGCAGTTTAGAATGATCTTGTCACCAGCAGCAGTGATACCATCAGTATCAGCTAGCTTACAGGTATCTAGACCGTGAGCATCACGACGAACGATTAGAGCGGCAAGAACCTTACCAACAGGCTCACCGACTTTAATCATAGCGGCAAATAGACCGTTAGCATCTACAGGAGATACGATTGATGGAGTACCATCAGCAGTATCAAGAGCAGCGGTAATTTTGTTTACGCCTTCAGTACGGAGGAAAAGTAGAGCGGGATCGTCTACAGAAATAGCCACACTTGCTGGCGTGGCGTTACCAGTGATTACAAAAGGGAGACAAAGTTCTTGCACTTTTAGTTGTGCATTGAGAACCTGTTCACTTTTAGCAGGATAATTAGGCATTTAAAGCCCCTTTCATTATTAAGTTATTGTTATCGCCAGCGCCAACTGCTATGTATGGTGTTCTTCAGTCAAAAGATATGAAGAAGTCGTCATAGACACAGCACTATGCAATATATAGTTGTTAAATTTTCAATAAAAAACTTGACTTTTATGAAAATATTTATTTAAGTCTTAAAGAAATCTTTATAAGTAAGCTTTTCTTTAGGCTTATTATCTACGGTATTAATTTTTCCTGTGTCTTTAATGCCGTTTTGTGGAACTGCTTTTTGAGCGGCTTGCGCTTTAGCTACTCTGCGCTTACGAAGCTTATTAAGTACTTGTTCTCCAAGGAGTTCTTCAATCTTTTCTTCAGGAAGAGAAGAAAACATTTGTTGAAGATCTGAATGAAGTTCTTCACGAACAATATCTACTACATCGTCTGGGCTAACATTTTTACCAGCTTCTAGCGCTACAAGCATATAATCTGCCATCTTTTTAACTACATAAGGGGTCTTGGGAAGGTCTGATTTAGATAGAGTCTGTTCCATTTGCGTATCATATTGAATATACGCTTGTTCTTGAAGACGCTGAAGCTCTTTTTGCTTAAGTTCTTCTTTTTCACGCTCACGTTCTTCCTTGAGAGCCCTAAGTTCAGCCTCCATCTTTTCTTTTTCAAGCTGTTCTGGTGATTTTTTAGCCTTTTCCATCTCATTATTAATATATTTATCAATAACTTCGGCAGGATCTAGGCCAAGTTGCTGAGCAAGAATAGCCATTGGGTCATTTTTTAGAGCTTGAAGGAAAGCATTAACTTCTTTTTCAAGTTGAGCTTTTTCTTGGGCACGTTTTTGGCCCATTTTAGCCATTTGAAGTTCTTTAACTAGACGTTCTTCATCGTCAAGATCTAGTTCTTCTTCAATTTCTTTACCATCTACTTTAAGTTTTAGTTTTTTAAGGCGTTTTTCTACTTCTTTTTCTGCTTTTTTCTTAGCTTTTTCGTCTTTTTTGTCAGTTTTAGCTGTTTTTTCAGCAGGTTCTTCTTCAGAACTATCAAGATTGGCTTCAGCTTCCTGTTCTTCAGCAGAAAGTTCAGCAGAATCCTGCATATTTTCAGTAGTTTCAGATGGAGCAGTAGATTCGGCAGCAACGGGTGCTGCGGTTTGGACTTGTTCAGACATATTACCTCTTTCTTCCGCCCATTAAAGGGTAGGAATACTAAATTACTTATCCGGGGATTCGGGTAAAGCGGGTTATTTAACTAAAATCCCTAGTTATTATTGACCTTGTGCACGGTTCTTATAATATTGCATCTTAAAACGCATCTCTTCCTGCCTTTGAGCCTCTTCGGGAGATGTAGGTTGCACATCTTGAATAGAAAAAGGAAGACCAGTCACAGGATTAATAGTTTGTCTAGCCTCTACTGAGCCGGGAGGGGGGGTAGAAGGAGCTATTGCAGGATGTAAAGTATTAGCCTCATTAGCCATACGAGCAGAAATTTCAGCCTCAGGATCTACTGGCTTAACTATAGGTAGATTCCAGCCCTTTTGGCTACTGTTTTGACGAGCAGCTTCTACATAAGCCTTAGCTTCTGGGGTCATTTCGCCTCCATTAGCGGCAGCTCCAATAGCGGCTAACTTCTCTTCTCTGGTCATTTGATCCCATTTTCTCATTTCTTCTTTTCCTCTTTTTTCTTAGATTTTTTCTTACCCGAATAGGTTTCTTTCATCATAGGCTTTAATACAGTAAAAGTATTAGTTGTTGACATAATAGACCTTCTTTATCTAGTTGTTAAATAAACATATAAAAACAATATAATAATTAAAATAAACCTTATGTATTACAATATTTTTCTAATATACTATCAATATCTGAAGGTTCTATCTGATCTAAATCAATTTCACAAGGTATATTAAAACAATCTTGTAATAAGTCTGCTGCTAACTCTGAGCAAACATATTGACTTCTTCCAAACCCAAGATAATTTGTATACTTAGAAGATATACCAAAAGCCTTTAATATTTTTATAAAAGCTATTCCTATTAGTTGTAATGATCCGTATTTAACTCCACAAAGTTGAATACATTTTTTTACAAAATTTTCATAGCTTTCTAATGGAACATTTAATTCATAAACTTTAATAATGTCTCTTTCAGTTTCAAACTGTTTAAATCCTGTAAAATGAACCATTCCATGACTAGCTTCATATGTTAAATATTCTTGATATCTTTCACTATACCATTGAAAATAAACATGAGAGTAAGGTTTACCTGTTCCTAATCTAATTAACCAAGAACCCGGTTTAAATCCTTTAGCCTTACTAAAACCAACAGTTAATTTTTTCATAATAATTTATATAGTAATAAACCAACGTTAATTACTTCAATTATTAATATTGCAAATAATAGTTTTCTATCTATAGGAATTCTTTTTAGATGTTTAACATGATTCCTAGATTCGCCATTAATTTTAGCCATAATTAAACCATTTTAGATTGGATCAAAGCGACCCAATTATCAATCATTACTTGAGTTACGAACCCAGAAGGTGTTTTTTGTTGAAGACGATATAAAGCAGTAGGCCAAGCTCCTTCACGAATTCTAATTAAAACATCCTGATAATCAGTAAACATCTGATCGGATTGTTGTATAGTTATTCCTAAAAGAGTATTCTGTGTATATAGTTCTCTAAGGAGAGCCGGAGCTTGATCTTGATAAGATTTTATTCTATTTTGAATTATTTGATTTAATGTAACACTGGATACTGGAGGAACTAAACAATTACCTTCTAATATCCAACCTACAGTTGGTTGTATAACAAGATCTGTTATATCAATAATAATCTGATGATCATTAGAAATATTTAAATACTCTTCTTCCGTCATATCTAATACATTAGATACTATATTATTATCAACTACAGCATATTTTCTCATTATTCATCAACCTTTGTTAAATCTAAGAATTCAACATCATTTCTTAGTCGAATAATACTATCATAAACACCTAAATGATTAATATATATTCTATCTCTAAAAGTATATCCTGAGCGAGTAATTGATACTTCAATCCTTATAACATCTCCGCCTTCAAAGTCAACTCCAGGTAAAGAGTTTAAAGACGTATTGACATAAAAATATTGATTTGGCAACTTTGTTGTGTTAGTAGAATATAATAAAGATTCTGTCCAATTAGGGTTAGCAACTTTATAATATGAGATATTACAGGTTCCAGCATTATCTACACCCCCTGTAATTTGATTATAAAGATATGCAACCGTATAAATACTATTTAAATCTACTTTATTAAACTCTGCTGAAATTTTAACAACTTGTTGGCTATTTGTTATAGCACTATCTGCATTAAATATAAATTGCCAGTCTTCTGAATGGTTTTCTATATAACGTGCAGAGTTATCAATTTTTAACCATTGAGCATCTTCTGAATTATCATGTGCAATTATATTTCTTACTACAGGCATTATTAATTACCTAATAAAGTAAATCCTCTTGTGGATTCTCTTTGTATTCCTGCAATTTCTACTGTAATTTTAGCAACATAATGTGTTAAATCACTTAATGGTGCTGCGCTTACTGCAGTTATTTGGTAATAACCATTACTATCTGCAGTTATACCAGTTTCACTTAAGCCTACAACAGCGTTTCCATCTTTATCATAAACTTGATAACTTGCAGTTCCAAGAATAGCTGGATCACATAAAACACCATTTGCAGTACACCAAAAAGTTGCTTCAAGTTGGTTTATTGCATTTATTGAGAAAATTGCTCTATTTGTATATTCAACAGGGTGGCCACTAAAAGGAACGTTTTGACTTCTAGTTACTCCTCTTGCTACAATTGTAACCTTAGCAAAATAAGATTGACTTTCATCAAAACCGGCAGGTAGTGAAATTGGTGTTAAAATATAAACACCATTGCCGTTTGCAGAGATTCCACTTTGGCTCAACCCTGACACAGCGTTTCCTTGAGAGTCGTATAATGTAAACGAACCCACACCTAGGTTACTAGTTAAAATTGTTTCATTTTCTGAAATCCAAAAACTTCCAGTTAATTCAGCATCGCTATTTACAGAAATTGCAGATTGAATTTCATATTGGGTAACACCAGATTGCATTCTAATGAAGTTAGTTCTTACCTCACCATCAATAGAAATTGAAACTTTAATTGTGTAGTGTTTTAAAACCTCTGAGGTAGTGTTAGCTACAGGAGTTGCTACGTACAATCCATCAGAATTAATAGATAACCCAGATTCTGATAACCCAACTACTGCTGATCCAGCCCTATCATAAACTTGATAGCTTGCTGTTCCCATAACTGCTCCTGGAGATTTAGCAAGGCTTTCATTTTTATCTCCCCATAATGTTATTCTTAGTTGATTGGTTTCATCCACTGACCAAGAAGCATGAGTTTGATAAACATCT